CGGTATGTGTATGCGGGGCTGGTTGTGATTTGACCCGGCGAGCTTGACCAACGAGGCGGCCTGTTATAGGCCGCCTTTTTTATTGCCCTTCGCCCATAACCTTTTCCAGATCAGGCGCCCGCGCCTCGCTCGGCATCTCGCCCGGCGCCCACCAATACGTCGTCCCGTAATTTCGCCGCGCGCGCTCTTTCATTCGGTTCAAGTAGCCCGGCGAAAAGTATTCCTGCAACTGGTGAAAAACGATGCGGTCGGTTGCGGCTTTCGTGTACCACAGCGACGAGCCCGGCGTGTACGACCGAGCGAACTTCACGGCCTCGGCTCCGGCGTCGGTATCTTCGCCGCGCATCGCCTGCATGATGTTGCCTCGCGTCAGGTCGTCCACATCTTCAACGAATCCAGCGACGGGGCCAGCGACCGCACCGAGAAGCGATTGCCCATATTGCGTCGTTTCCGCGAACAGGAAATCGCCGTACAAGCCGACCGATCCGCCTTTCAGGAATGCGGCGAGCCAGTTTCTGCCGCTGTTTTTCGGATCAAGCGGATTCATATTGCGCGGGTCCTTGCCCGACAGGATATCGTTGATTCCCATCGCGACGGCGCCCATCAGCGTCTGCGCGGCCATCAGCATGCAAACGTAACCGGCGCGGCCTCGCGTGTTGCTGTATAGGCCCTTGCCGCGCTGCCAGTGCCGCATCATCATCGCGATCGGGAACGTCTTGAACTGGAAGAACGAGCGCACCAACTCGCCTTTCACTGTGCCTTTCACGGTGCCCGACTGGATCATCGATCGCTCACGCGCGCCGGGCTCGATTACGGCGATATCCTGTTCCTCAAGCACGACGGCCAGGAGCTTTGATGCGGCGCGCTCGCGGGCAAGCGCGGGCGTCACACCCGGGGCCGCCTTCGCGATATCCTCATCCGATACCGCATAGATCGCTTCCGGCGTCAGCACGGTGTCGTTGCCGCGCCACGCCTCCGGATCGGCCGCGCGCCAGATGGCCCACTCTTCGGCTGTAATTCCCTTATCGCGCAGCAGCTTCCAATCGCCCGCGTCAAGTTTCGACACGTCGTCGACATCGCGAGTCAGCGCGCCGATCGCGTCCATCATCGTGACGGAAAATGCGCGCCGCCGCGCCTCGGTGATCGCGTTCAGCCCCGACGCGCGCATGACCGCCGACGCGATCTTATCGGGGATATGGGACCCAAGCGTTTCGGTGCCCCATCGATCCATTTCGTCGGACATGGTATGCACCAGCAAGCCGGCGCGTTGTGCGAGTCGCTTCTCGGTGCGGTCGGCCGGATTCATCGCGCGCACTTCGTTCAAGAAAACCTGCACAAGCGGCAAGTGATTGACGCGGCTGGTCAGGTACAGCGTGCCCTCATCGGATACCGACGTGATCGCGGCCGACCCGAGTTTCGCAGCGGATAGCAGCGACCGGACGGACGACGCAGCGTTTGCCAGCCGGCGCATGGGTGGCGGCGCGGCGTTGCCTGCGACGAAGTCGTACAGGTTCGCGACGTTGGCCGCTTTCTTTTCCAGCGCTGCCGCCTTGGTCGGTTCCGCGTTTGCCTGCTCGGTCCTGATTTGGTCAATGAAATGCTGCGCCGTCAGATCCGCGTTCGGCCCGAATTGCTCAATCAGCGCAATATCCGCCGACATGCGCTTGACGTGCGCTACCATCACGTCGAACACGTTGCGGCCTGAGAATTCGCGCATCGCCTGGATGTAGGCGTCGCCGTCTTTGAAGTGAATCTGTCGTGACTGCGAATTGCGGTTTGCCTTGACCGATCGGCCGCCGGGCGGACCATTCGACGCGATCGGCTTGTTCGCGCCATTCGTGACGATCGTCACCCATGCCTCGCCCAAGAATGCGCCCATCTCGTCGTCGGTGTACGCACGGCCATCCTCGTGGACGTAGCGGCGGCGGTCGACGAGGTTTTGCATGGTGGAGACGAACCGATCTTTGCCCGCCTTGATCGCCAAGTCCTGCGACCACGCATGCGGCATGCCCCAATTGTCCAGCTTACCGACGATGCCGCCGGATGCGTTGAACCGCTGGCGTAGCGATTCGGCCGCGTCCGTCCATGCCTTCGCAGCCTTGACGATCTCCGGCCGCACGTTCCGGGTGTTGCCGTGTAGCGCACGCACGAATTGTTCTTCGGCCTCACGGTTCGCAAGAAACCCCAGCATACCCGGCCGGATCGATTCCCAGGCCTCAGTGAGCCGGCCCATCGTGATGCCCATGATGCCCTTGGCGTTCGATTCTACCGACGTCCCGTTATTCTTGCCGTCCGATTTGCCGGCGATCAGGCGCGAGAATGCGTCCATCCGATCAGCGTCGGCTCCCGCCGCGACCTGCGCCCGCGTGTACGCCTCGATTCGGTCATGCGCGACGATCGTCGCCGCAAGCCGCTGTTTCTTTTTCTGCGCCTCGGCGACCAACTCCTCGGCTGCGCGCGTCGCGCCTTCCGACAGGCGATCGGCCTGCGACAAAGTCTGCCAGCGCGCCGCATCTTCCCGCGCGATCGACAGCATCGCATCCCGCACGCGCTGTTCGATGTTCCGCGATTCCGCGACCGTGATCGGACGACCGATGGCCGCCTGCACCGCCTGCACGCATTTCGGGTTCATGCTCCGTTCCTCATGAAGCACGCAATCGCGGCCTCGAATCCGGTTGAGTCGTTTTCGGCGCGCGCGATGGCGGCGTCGGCTTGTTCTAGGGCGTCGGCTGCCCTGATTCCGCCGGGTAGGTCCATATCGGGCACGTCAGCCACCACGGACGCGGCTACACGCTCGACGGCAGCCCCGCCCGCTACGCTGGCACCAGCACCGGGCGCGCGAGCTTCCTGCGGCCCGCCTGCGCGTTTCAGTGTCACGGACGATTCGTCGGCCGCCTGCCGGAACGCTTGCCCGTCATCCGTGCGGTACACCGGTCTGGATTTTCCCGAAACGCCCGTATCGGCCTTTCCGAGCACGCCACCCTGCTGCTTTGCCAGCTTGAGCATTGCGGTCGCGACGCCCTTACGCCGATATGCCGCGTCGACTTCTACCGTTGGCGGCGTCCCATCGTTCGCATACAGCAGCGAGCCGATGCGTGTTTCGCCGTCATAGGCCACGACTTCGCGAAGCTGTCCAAACTCAGAGAAATCTGCGCCGGCAATCGCTGGCTCGTCCATCAGACGGAACTCGCCCGCTTTGGTCGTCGCGATGAATTCGACGGCACCGTGGATGGGTTCGATCTTGGCTGGGCCGTCGGCTGCGGTTTCACGTGAAGCAACCGGCGCCAGTTCCGAAACTGCCGGCGGCATGTCGGCCGGGTCTACCGCACCCACCCGCCGAACATCCGGCAACTCCTCATCCGGCAGCACCCGCCCGCGCCTCGTCATCTCAGCTTCCAGCGCGTCGATATCGTCCATCAAGCCCGGCAATCCCGACTCGCGGATCGCGCGCACGAACTCGTCAGGCGCCGGAATCACCTGCTCGGGCCGCGCCAAGAACTCGCCGCGCGCCGGTTCAACCTCGACGCGCCGGCCGTCCAGAATTGCGGCGGTCGCCGATTCAAGGTTGCGCACGTGCGACTGCACGGCCAGCAGGTCGGCCGGCGTACCCGGCGCGGTGTCGACCTCGGCATGTCGGCGGTTCATCGCGGCCAGGCCGGCGTCGATTTCGGATGCCGTCGGCGCAGATCGTGCCGCCCTGCCAGCCCGCCCGACGCGCGCGCCATGCCACCCGAACGCGGCACCCAAGATCGCATCGGCCGCCAGCATCTCGCCGTCGATTTCCGCGTACCGTTCGGCCATCTCGGAATAGCCGCCATTTTCCAGAATCGCGGACATGCCCTGCCCTGCGATCAGATCCTGCGCGACGTTGATCCCTGGGCCGTACAGCATCGTGTTCAGCAGCACACGGCTACCGATGGACGCCGGCAATCCCACGCCAACGCCTGCCAGCGAGCCATCGAACAGCGCGGCAGCGCCGGCCGTATTCGGGTCGACTCCCTGCTGCGTCAGATCGGTGTATGTGCCGGCTGCCTGAAACCCGCCAGCCATCGCGGCGCCGCCAGCCGGGCCGCCGAAATACGTGCCCACCGCCGCCGGGACGCCGATGCCGATGAACCCGTAGAGAATCTGCCCCAGCGACCCGGTGGTGTACGGATCGGGCGTCATGCTCGCCGTCAGCTGCGCGGGCTCCTGCCGCATCTTCTGGTCGATGAATCCGGTTAGATCGGTGTCGAACAGCGCGTCGATCGGCTTCGTGACAAACGTTGAGCCGGCGAGATACCCGGCATCGTTGACCAGCTCGCTCGCGACGGCGCCGACGCGGCCGAATCCGGTGCCGATCGCTGTTCCGGACCCGCTGAAAAAGCCGGGTTTGAGTCCGTCCGGATCGCTCGGCGTCAACGCCTGGACCTGTTCGGCCTGCCGTTGCTCGATCGGTTGTGCGGCAAGGAACGTCATTTCGGCGCCTGCCAGCCTGGAATCGGGCGATAGGAGGATGCGGGGGCGGATGGGATGGGTTGTTCGCTTGGGCGCAACACGCGTAGATAGATCGGAAGGCCGTCTTTCCCGCGCTCCGGGCCTGTGCCAGAATTCACCGCATAAACTCCATCGCCGACGGTCTGTAGGTCGATCGCCTCGAATGGCACTTCGCCGATTCCCGCCGTCTTGGCTTGCTCGCCCCAGCCGGAACGGAGCTTGTCGAGCACGTAATCCTCGGAAAGCCCCCAAGGCAGCACGATCTGCCAGCCGTTGTAATCGGTGACGCCACCGGTCACAGCGCGCGCGGCGCGCTCCGCAGCGTCGGGGCTGAATTGCCCGCTGTAGTCGCCGGCCTGCGCCAACTCTGCAGCGTAGTAGGCCCGAAACGCTTGGTATGTATCGGCCTCGGTACCGGCTGCGCCCGCGTACGCCTTGCCGACATAGGCCGACCACACGCCGCGCAGGTCGGTTTCCTTCGGCATAGGAAACTTCGGCTTGCCATCGCCGGCTTTGTCGCCTTTCGTCGGGTTCAGCAGGTCTTCGCCGATCAAAAGCCGCTGTGATACCTGCTCTGACGTGACGCGCGGCGCATCGGAGAACAGGCCACCGCTGCCGACCTTGACCGAGCCGCTGGTGACCATGATCGAGCCGGCCGTCGCGGTCACCGGCGAGTCGGGGCGGATTTGCGACATGATCGACTGATACGCCATCGGGTCCGGGAGCGAGCCACGGATCGTCTGCAGGAATTGCGCCTTTTCCGGCGCTGTCATGGCCTGCATCGTCGCGGCCATCTGCGCCGATTCGCCCTTCGTCAGCAAGGTGTAGCGCGTGCCGTACTTGCGCGAGTTCATCTCTGCGACGCCGACACGCTCCCGCAACCCGGACGCCATCGCATCCTGGTCTTGGAAATTCAGCGGCTGCGCGGTTGTGGTGCCCGCGCTCATTGCGAACGCGACAGGATCCTCATTTCGCGCGGCGACGGTCGCCTGCGCCGCTTGTAGCATCGTCGCGTACTGCTGCGCCTTGGCGGCATAGCCCTCGCCGGGCTGCGGCTCCATGGCGGCAAGCGTGGCCTGAATCTCGGCGTTAGATTTTGTGGAGAAGCCCGTTCGCGCGCTGGCGTATTGCGCCGCTGATTTATGACGTGCGTACCGTTGCGGCCCTTCAATGCCACCAAACGCGTCAACAAACTCGCGAGCTGTTACAGGATTCGGCGGTTGCTTGCCGTCGCCGTACGCGGCCAAGTCGTCAGCCTCGCGCGACGCGATCAGGCTGCGGAACTGCGATTTTTGCTTGTCGAGCTCGCCGCTCACGGTGCCCAGCAGCTGCACAACCTGCGGGACGGTCAGCAGGTCGTAGGCCACATCACCGACGCGCTCGCCTTCCGGCTTTTCTGCGGCAGCCTGTTCGACGGTGCGCCGTGGCTTGGACGATTTCGGCGGCAGTTCGGCATGCACATGCGGGCCGGTACCGTGAACCTTCGTGATGACCTCGAAACCTTCCGCGCGCAGCGCTGCGACGAACGCCTCGACCTCCTCCGGCCTCTTGTCCCGCACGGACCAGTCGCGCGCCGTGCCCACGCTGTCGAGATGCTGACTGTTCGGCACGCCGCCAACCCTGTCGTTTTCCGCCTTCGACCGCGTCGTGCTGGTCGTGCTGAATCCGAACGACGCGCCGATCGCTGCGTATTTTTCCTGCACCACCTTCGCGTCCATGTTCACTGGAGCGACGCGCGGGGTGTCGATTTCGGCCACTTCGACGCCAAGACGCGCGGCGAGCTTCGCCTGCGCTGTCGCCGGGTCGCGCTTCACTTCGCCAAGAACCGCAGCGGTCGACACCTTTTGGTCGAAGTCCTCCCGCAGCGCGCGGCGCTGCTCCGGCGGCACGTCCAGAGATTCGATGACCGCGTGCTGTTCGGCAAGCTGCACCGCGATCCGCGATGGATCCTGCGCAACGGTCGCGGCTACAGCATCCGCCGTCTTCGCCGTCGTATTCACCCGCCAGCGGCGCCGCTCGTTCGTCTCGAATTCCAGCGCGCGGCCGGACATGTCGGTGCGTAGCGCAAGCATGCGTTCGGACAGGAACTTTTTCGCGGTGTCGTTCGGCGCAACGGATAGCGACGTTTGCTCGTACTTGCTGAACTGGTCGGCGAAGTCGCGCGTGAAGTTCGGGGCGCCCTCGCCGGCAGACGATTGCATCTCGGCCATCTTTTCGGCCGACCACATCGACGCATTCGCCAGCGCATTCGCCGTCCAGATCTTCGCGTTTTCCGCCTCTTCGGCCGCTGCCGCACGTGCCTGCGCCTGCTGCACCTGATCAACCGTCTGCGCCGCACCGGCGATAGCGCCCGCAAACCGCTGCCCCGCATCCGTCAGCGACTGGTCAAGCTGTGCGCCACGCGCTCGCGGCACTGGTGCGCCGCCGCCGACCGCTGTCCGCTGTTCGTATTGGTTGATTCTGACGGCCATCAGCTGGTCCCCTTGGGCCGCTTATAGTACCCGTACGCACTCGATGCGCCCGACAGCAGCGACGATGCCGCGTTCAGCGTGCCCGCCTGCCGCGCCGTGCGGCCGTTCATACGCGAGATGCCGGCTTGCATCTGATCCTGCTGCGCGCCGATCAGCAGGCCGCGAGCCTGAATGTCGCCTTCATAGCGGATGTTCAGCGCGTCGAGTTCGGCATTGGTCGCCGACTGGCCGTAGACGTCGGCCGCCGACCCAGACAGCCCGGCACCCGCCTGAGACAGCGCCGCGCGCTGTTCACCGAGCCGTTGTCGCGCCTGCCGTCGCTGTGCCTCCTCGCGCGCGTCGGCCTGCTGCCGGGTCGCTGCGGCGTTCTGGCGGCCTACTTCGGCGTTGAACTCGTCGGCGTTGGCCTGAGACTTCGCCATCGCCTCGCTGTTCTTGCCGCCTTGATAGGCGGAAATGGCGCCAATCACCGTGGACGCGGCTATCAGCACGTAGGGTAGGGCTGCCATTATCTGATCCTCACAAACATGAACGCATCTCGGCCTTCGGCGGTGAACGCTCGCATCTTGGATTCGACCTCAAACCCCAGCATAACCGCAAGCCTGATCCCTTCGACGAACTCGGCATCGACTTGCGCCTCGATTCTACGCCACTGCGACATGTCCAGCGCCCGACGCATGCCGCGAACCATCCGGACGAAGTGCGGGCCGGCGTCCTGTCCGATCAGCGCCCAAGCCAGCGCGCGCCCTTCCCACTGTTCGGCCAGTCCGGCGCACGCGATCGGCCTACCGTCCACCATCGCGGTGTAGCCATTACCTACGTCCTCAAGCGCTCGGCCGTACTGCGGCGTAAATTGCTGATGAAATTCCTGCTGCATGTGCTGCAAACGAAGATCGAAAAGATGCTCGCCCTTGAATGGAATGATCTGCACCAAGCCCCCTGTTATTTGACGCGATCCCTCGGCCCTGGGTCTGGACGCGGGCGGACCCCTGGCGGAAATGCATTCGGGTCAGCCGGGCCAATCGATCCGCCGCTAGCCGCCCTCAGAATAGCCGCTGCAGACTCGTTTTTCAAAAACCGCCGTGAACCCGGGTCGCGCCCCGCCGAATAATCGCCAGCCTCTCCGAACGATCCGCCCAACAGGTCGAACTTGGACGAATCGCCGGACCCGAGGACGATATTGACGCCTCGACCGGTTCGAACGCTCACCCTGTCGTGCTCACGACCGGCATGATCGCGACGACAGTCATCGGCAGCGGGTCGGGCTGCTGGATCGTCATGCGGCCCGCCAGCTCGTACCCGGCCGGCCAGGTGATCCGCATCGAGTCGTCGGAATACAGGCCGGCCGGCGCGTCCGGGTCTGGTCGGATCGCGTCCAGGGTGCCGCCATCTCGGCCGGCCACGCCGCCGACGGTATCGAGCACGCGCACACGCACGTCGGATATCCGCTTGATCTTGCCTTGCGCGGTGCCGATGTCGCTGCCGGTTTCGATGCGCATCGTGGTCAGCTTGGCGTCGTATGGCAATCCGATCACCAGTGGCGCGGAATATGCGCCAGCCGGTGGCGTGGCGAATGTGGCGGAGCCAGCCGATACAGTAGCCGTCCCCATCAACACACCGCCTGACGATAGCCCCGTGACCGTCTCGCCATTCAAGTGATCCAGTCCGTTGAACGTGACAGCCGGAGCGCCGACGTAACCGAGCCCGCTATCGACGAAAAACGCATCGTCAAGCGTCATGCCTTCATTGCTGATGAAATCGCGATCCATATATTCTACGTAGCGCTTCGTTGCGCCAGAGATTGTCCGCTTCACGATCAGCCACAACTCATCGCGAGCGCCATCGGGCGACGGGATCGCAGCCACGGATTCAACCTCCGCTGCCGTTCCGCCAATCGGGTGAACGTGCCACCCGAGAACGTCCTGCTCGCGGTTGAACGTGAAACCTATCAGGTTGCCATTATTGCAAGCTGACCACGCGATACTATGCGGCTCCTGCTGGTACGCCATTTGAATGATTTGGCCGTAAGTGATGTGCTCCGCCAGCACGGTCAAATCTGTCGTCGCGTACCCGTTCGACTCGAAAGAGAACCGAATCTCGCGCAGCTTGCGCCCTGATTTCTGCGCAAACAGAATCGAGTCGTTGACGCGCGTCGGCCGCACTTGTCGCGACCCGTGAGAAGTCTGCGCGTTCACTTGCACATTCGCAGGACCGATCGGATCGCTTGACGATAGCTCGCTAATCGCGAACTCGTTCCCGACCGTGCCGACGAGCAAAGCGTTAGCCGGCGCGACCCATGCGATATCGTTGATCTGATCGGATGCGAAGTTGATCGATATCGCCATGTCGGCGGTCACGTCGGGGCCGTCGCGGTTCGCAAAGTTTTCGAAATCCGACGCGACCGACGCCCATGCCTGAGTTCCGCGAAACAGCCACAGCCGTTCGCGGAAAAATGCCGCATGAGACGGATAGCCGAGCTGGTCGCTGAACTCGGCGAACGACCAGCGCGTTGTCGGATTGCCAACTAAAACGGCCTGCGACGGAATGCGCGAGATGACATCGGCGGTCGCCGTCGTCCCGCCACCACCGATCGCGGTGATCTGCGCGACACCGTATCCCGAATGCAGATACGTCCACTGCACGCCCGGGTCACCGTCGTAGCGCGACCCTTCGAGATGCACCGGTTTGCCGCCGCCCGTGGTGCCCGCCGTCGCCGACAGGTAATAGCTGCCGTCACTGCGCCGCGTCACGCCGGCCGCGACCACCTTGCCGGGCTCCCACTGCGGGACAACATCCGACAGCTTCGTTTCGAGCAGCATTTGCGAGCCGATCTGGCTGGCGTCGAAAATTGCCACGCTTGCAGTCAACGTGATGCCCGTGCCCGTCTCCGCGCTGGCGTACACCGTGCGCGTTTCGTCCGGGTCAACGCCGATGAAGGGGCCATTCGTGAACGCGACCGGGGTCAGCGTCCAACTGACGTTCGACAAGCGGATGAGTTTTTGAGTTGGGATGTCCGGGTGCGTGATATAGATCACGTCGGCCGACTGTTCCAGCCACAGCCGAAACGTGCCGTCTGATTTTGTCAGGTCGGCCTCGGACCATGGCGTCGGAATCTCGTACACGGACGGATTGGTGGGCAGCAGATACCAATAAACCGGATCCGTGGGTAGGTTTCCGATCGTATCCTTGATGCAGTAATACGAATTCCCGTCGACCGTATAGAACGCAGCGTCGCCGATCCTGTATTGCACGACGCCGCTGTAATTTCCGGGTTTCGGGTACGTGACGCGCGCATGGTTCGTGTAGAACCGCATGACGTTGTCGCCGAACTCAAGCACGAACGCGGCATCGTCGGAGAAGATGAAAGAGAACAGCCACGTGCGAACCGTCGAATCCTCAACCTCGGCAACGAAGCGAGTACCGGATCGACGCCGCGCCGGCCCCTGCACCAGCGGAATGAATCCGCGCATTCTTTGCAGGCCGTTCGTGTATTTGTTGATGTCGACGCGGCCTTCGATCGTCGGCGAAAGCTCACCGCCGTTGAAGTTCGATTGAATCGGCGCGACTGTCGACATTAGAGCCTCGAAAGAATCCAGGAATCGTCCGCCAGCTTGTTCGGCGGCGCTTCGATTGCGTTCGTGCGGATCGCTTCCATGATCGCTTCGCGATATTCGCGGGATGCGCGCTCGCGCTTGGCATCGGACGCCGTGATGACTTCGGCAAGCTCCATCGCCAGCTTGCACGCGTAGGCTTCGGCGAACAGCGCGTCGAATGGCGGGATGATCGTCGTGTTGCTGGCGCGGCCGACGTACTTGACCCGAATCGGGCCAGCGTCGTTGATCGAAATCACGCCGCCCTCATAGACATAATCTGCCGTCTCGCCGCCTACGTAATCGATGATCTCCGCGCCGGGGTAATAGTCGCCGACTTGGATCAGGCGAAGCGGCACGGTTGAACTTGGGAACTCGAAAGCCGTGCTGTAGCCGAACGCGGGCGTCAGAATGCTTGCAGTCAACGTGAGCCGGCCGACAGAGAATCGCCACGTGTTTTTGCGCAGCTCGGCGTCGAGAACCATCTGATACATCGCAGCAGCTTCGCGCGAGTTCTTGTTGCTCGGCGTCGCAAACTCGCCGGACGAAATGCGATCTGCTCCGATCTTGGTCAGCGCACGGTTCACGCATTCGAGAATGGTCGCGGTCATTACACGAACACCTGTTTGAGCGACACGTTGTCGATCGAATAGCTGGCGAGCGAGTTCGGGGCCACAATCGCAAACTCATTTGCGGCGCCGGGCAGAACAACGTCTGCGGTATACGTGCCGTTTGCGGCAACGCCAGTGAACGTCACCACATTAGCGCCAGAGTTTCGGAACCTCACCGAAGCGGCGCCGCCGATATAGCCGGAAACTGTGAACGTGACGCGGTAAGTTGCGCCGATCGTTGGTGACACGGATTGCGTCAGCGAGGAAAGCGCCACCGGCGTGACGATGGTCGCGACGCCAGCAGCAATGGCCCACGAAAGCCCCTTCGTCCAAACCGTATCAGAGTCGAACCCGCCATTCGCCAGCAATTCAGGTCCCAGCAATGGCGTGCCAAGCGCGCCCGCAACCGGTCGGCAGATCGGACGAACCACAGGCCGCACAATCGCGCGCGTGGTCATGGCTTACTCGGGGATGCGTTCGGCTGAAGCATGCACCGCAGTCGCGGCCACGACTGCCGCGCGGATCTGGCACGGTGCCAGTTCAAACACAACCCCGCCGTTCGCCAGCAGCGAGCCGCCCGCCGGCGCAACCCAGGTCACCCCGTCCGGGCCGAGGTATTCCAGCCCGACCGAGCCACCGCCGAATGTGGCGACCACTTGAAAGCAGCCTTTTCCGCCGGGCCAATACTGCTGGCCGCTGGTTGCCGATCCGTTCGTGAGGAGCTTGACGCTTGCAGTCTGCATGTTTTTGCCCTCAGACCGGCGGAAAGGTATCGGTGGTGATGTAGTACTTAATCGCCTCAAGCGCCTTGAGCACCTGCATTTTGTTGATGCCGGTCGCGTCGTACGTCACGCGCAGCTCAACCGGCGAGCCTGCGCTCGTCGACCCCGCCTCGACAACGTTGTTCGGCATGCCGCCGCCGACGGCGACTTGATAGAAACGGTCTGCCATGTTCGTGCACCTTGAAGTGCGGGCCGAGCGAACCCGGCCCGCGTTGCGGGATTACTCGCCGAACGTGACCGACAGCGCCACATCGCCTGCAGCGGTCGCGGCGGCCGTGAGCGTCAGGCAGATGTCGAACGTGGTGTTCGGATCGGACGTGAAGCCCAGGGCCTGCCACAGCGGTTGCACCGACTTCTGGATCGTGTTGATCGTCGACTCGTTCGTGACATCGCTGTTCGTCAGCGCGGTCGCGATCGACACAGCCGAGCCGAAGAAGTCGGCGTCGACCACCGCAGCGCCATCGCGGGTGTTGCGATACACGCCGATATCGGCGGCGGCGCTGGTGATGGCTGCGCAGCTCAGACGGACGGCATCGACGCGGGCATTCGACGCCACGGACACGACGCGGATCACGGATGCAATCGAGTCGCCGTTTGCGATGGATGCGTAATCCTTGCACAGCCGGACTTGCGCACGATCGATGATGGAGTTGTTGAGCACCGACGGGACCGCGTCGCGGTTCGTGATGCCCGGGGACTTGGTATTGACGACTGCCATTGCTTTGCCCTCCTCGGGCTTGTTGTGGTCGAAGCGGCCCGAAGGCCGCAGCGATGCAGATCAGGAAGGACTCAGCGGCACCAGACCCGGACGACCTTCTTCTCTTCGATGCGGGTCGCGCCGAAGGTGCCCACGCTGTACAGCTGGTACGGCTTGCCACGGATGTCTTCGCGCTGGCCGATGCTGTTTTCGATGTCGTTCCAGATGCCCAAATGCATGCCCGATTTGGCATACAGCGGAACCATCGTGGACGTGCCGGCGATGTCGTCAGTGCCGGTCTGCAGGCGCTCGCAGGTTTTGATGTTGATGCCCAGGAATCGCTCGATGCGGCCCTCTTTCAACACCGGTCGATCGCCGCCGTTGAAGTCAGACGAGATGATCTGCACTTCGTTCAGCAGGTTGTCGTGCTGAACTTCTCTGCAGACCGTGATGATCTCGTCCATGTCGAAATCGACTTCAGCCGTTCCGAGCGCCACTTTTCCGGCGCGCAGCTTGGCGACGTTGAAACCGGATGCGGTGCCACCGGTCGAGACCGACACGTTCTGGCCGGGCGTGACTGCCGTGGTCAGCGTGGTGCCGAATGCGGTCGTGGTGCCGCCGGTTTCGCCGGTCTTGGCGTCGCCGAAGTAGGAGGCGATGATCTCGTCGTCCATCGCGCGGCCCATGGCGAGCATGGCGTTGGTGGCGAAGGTCGACTGCGGGTCGGTGATCAGACGGAGCTTGTCGAACGTGTCGATCAGCTGCGGCAGATCGTAGTCGACCGGGTAGACCCAACGGCGATCGAGCAATGCGTCGACGCGCGGCATCGCCTGGAAGCGGCCGACGACGCGTTGCGCGGCGACGGCGGCCACCTGATCGACGGGCGATGCGGCCTTGCCCTGATATTTGCCTTCGGTGACGGTGCCGCGCAGTTTCGATCCCCTCTGCTGCAGCAGCAGCTGCAGATTGGTCGAGAACTGGGAAACATAATGGGTGGGAATATTGACGGACATGGTGAACCCTCTTTCGATTCAGGTCGGAAAAATGACGTGGATCGCGGGGTTTCCCCGGCCGTGGCCGGAACCCAGCATGCCCCGGATGCGTCCGAGACAAGCGCCGGTCTTTCCCGGCGTCAGCGGGGGCGGTTAGAACTTCGCCTTGTCCGCTGTCTGGTCATCGAACACGTATGCCTCAAGGGCTTGTGCGCGTTCGATGCTGTCGCTTGGGGCGAGGTCTTTTCTGTAGACCAGCCCCAGTAGTTCGAGGCGAATCAAAGCACGATCCGCGCCGGGTTGCAAGGGGGCGGCCGAAAGACCGGCGCGCCCCTGGTTTGCGTTTCGCTGGCTCACGGCTTCCCGCCGTTTTTGATGATCTCCAGCCTGCCCATCTCTTCCTTCTCGCTGGCGCCGCCGTTCAAATAGCGGGCAACCCACTCCCTGTCGTTCCCAAGCGCTTCGATCCGCGCCCGCGCCGCCTCCGGCGTCATGCCGAATCCGCCAGCGCCGCCGGAACCCGCCGGATCGAACGGCTTGGCCTCGCCCAGCTTGGCGCCGATGCGCTGGAAAAGCTCGAGAGTTTTGCCCGAGCCGAGCGATCCTGATATCTGTTTGAACTCCTCTTCGGACAGGCCGAACTCGCGGCCAGCACGGCGGCCGGCTTCGACGTTGCCGTCGAACGTCTCGCCCCACTTCGTTTTGAGTTCCTGCATTTCCGTCGCGTCGCGGGTTTCGCGGTCGCGCTTGTCGGCTTCGATCATTTCGTTGACGTAGCCGTTCCATTCGGTGTTCAGGGCTTTCGCCTGATCCTTCGACAGTCCGGCTTTGTGGAACGCGCCGCCGAACCGTTCGGCGAATGCCGGATCGCCGTCGAACTGCAACTCGTAGCCCTTCGCATCATCCGGTCGGCCGAGCCGCTTATGCACATCGCCCCATGCGGGGTCGTCGCTGCGCTCGGGGAGTTTCAGCAGGCGGTCTTGCGGGACGCCTTGCAGCTTTTCGAGGTTGCGATACGAGTCGGCCAGCGCCGCCGGATCCTTGAAGCCTTTCGTCTGGACGTAGCCGCGCAGGCCCTCGTCTTGGATGCCGGAGAACCACGGCTGGTCGCCGCCCGCACCGGCGCCAGTCGCGCCCTGTCCCGCACCGGCAGCCGCGCCGGGTTGCCCGCCAGCGGCGGACCCATTCCCATCATTCATCGCGTAAATCCTCGTTGTCGAACACTTGGTTGATCGGCAGACGCAGCATGCGCCAAAGCCGGGTGAATACTTCGCGGCGCCCTTCGCGCTGGAATGTCGCGGGCACGTCGGTTTGACGGCTCACGGGCGACACGACGATGATCGAATCGGCGACGCCTGAGAACTTCGCGAGGTCGGCGAACACGATCTTCGCGGCCGCTGTCAGATTTCCCTTGTCGTCGAGAAAGCACTGCTGGTAGGCGAGGCGTTTTCGGAAGAGTAGTTCTTGGAGTTTGTTCATGGGTTCGGGTTATAGCCCAATCCCCGGCAACGGCCCTGGCGCCGAGCGCGACATCGACTGCGCCTGCGCCAAATCCTTCGCGGCCGATGCGGCCACCGGCGCGGCCTGCAGCAAGTCCTGCATCTGCTGCTGTTCCTGCCGGCCCTCGCGCATCGCCTTGACGGCCTCGGGCGACCGCAGCGCCTTCGACGGCATGCCGTTGACATCGGCCATGATGCGCAGCGCCTGCTCGGGATCGACGACATCGGAGATGGTCGGGTCGATCTGTGCGAGCGGCGCCAGTGATTCGAACGTGCGCAGGATGCCGATGCTGTCTTCGGCTTTCTGCAACCGGTTCAGCGGCGCGACGTATTCGATCTCGACCAGTCCGCCGACTTCGAACAGCTCGTCGGGCATCTCCGGCAGGCGGCCAGCGGCGGACATGATGTCGAGCTCGCGTTCGATCATCGAGCCGATCTTCTCGCCCTGGACGCGGCCCATCGTCGGGGCCAGCAGCTGCCCCTTTTCCTGCGCGCGCAGCATCGCCTCGGTTGCGGTCATGCCCGGGTTGTCGACAAGGATCTGAAACAGCGTGATCAGGAACGCGTCATTAATCGGCCTGCGTGCCTGTTCGAGCATATCGTCGCCGATATCGACGCGGGCGCCGGTCATCAGCGGCTTGACCAGCTGCTCGCCCTGAGAGTTCAGCCCGCCATAATTCAGCGCGCCAGCCCGCAGGTCGAACGCGCGCATCAGCGCGTCATCAGCCAGCAACAGCGGCGGATCGACGACCTTCTGCGCAGCACGCAAGATCGACTTGCGCATCTCGTTCAGCATCTTGATTTCGGGCAATACCATCATGCCCGGGCCGCGTCCGTAGACCTCGCGCGGAGACGTGGAGTAGCGGCCGACACAATACGGCTGCGTCCGATATCCCGCCTCATCCAGCACCGCGCGGCCGTCGCACAGCACGTAATAGCTCGAAAGCGCCATGCCGCGATAGTCCGCGCGCGCTCGATTGCGCTCGCCGTTCGGGCGAACGCAGTGGATGACTTCGGTCCGATCTTCCGGCGATCTTTCGAGCGCTGCCCGGAACTTTTCAGGCAGCGACAGCGCGCCGAACCGCTGAGCGATCTGCCGGAGCGTCGGGCGGAACAGACGGTGCACGGTATCGATGCGGCCGGCGGCGCTTTCCGCCAGGAACAGTTCGGACAGGTGAATCGATCGGTACAGTAGCGATTTACCCAGCACGTCGTCGACGAACACACAGCCGGTGCCGTAGACGCCAATCGACCAATAGGATTCGTGGATCTGGCTTGCGAAGTTGGCCTCAGGGGCATATCGGGCAGCGAACAGCGCGTTCGTGGCCTCTTCGCCCCAGTCCTTGATCGCCTTGATCTCTCGCAGCGTCGGATCGGCTGGCGCAAGCCCATGCCAGCGGGCGGTGCGTGGCGTGATCATCGACTCGCAAGCGGCGGCGAATCGGTCAGCCGCCAGCGGCGCGGTCACGTCGAATATGCGGTCGGTCGATTTCGCGCCGGGCGTCATGTTCGCGTGCTGAAAATATCGGCCCTTGAACGAGATGAAGGATTCCAGCTCGGTCCAGTGCGATTCAAACGTCGAGCGATCGGCGGCCATGGCCGAATGCAGGCGCAACACGTCGTCCGCGACTTCGCGGGAGCCGGTCGCCTTGCCGGTGCCGTCGGCCATGGTCAGTAGGTTCCGACGTGGCCGAATTCGATGGCCAGGGCCAGCATCACGCCGCAGTAGAGCTTGCTTCGGCGCATGCTCACTGCCCCGTCAACGTGCTTGGCGCAGCAGTCGGAGCCGCCCCGCCGCCGGTACGCTTGCCGGCGAAGATGGTCGCCAGTCGGCCGCGACGACGACGGAGGCGGTCAGCCTGATCGGCATTCACCTGTGCCTGATCGATGGTCGGCGGCGGCGGCGCGGGCGCTGGCGTCTGCTGCTTGGGAATCTTGGGGGTTTTCACGCGGCGCTGGCCTCACAAGCCGATTTCGCCGGAGGCTGCCACATTGGTCCCGTTGCGTCAATCCATAATCGCCCGAGCCGGTCGCCCCGAACTCGGATACGACGACGCGACGTTCGGGAACGGCTTGCGGCCTCGGGCGAGGTAGCGCAGGGCGTCGGCGAAGTCCGAGCACCAGTCGTGCAGCGGCGCGTCTTTGAAGCACTTTCGCTTTTCGTCGTACTCGCGGCGGTATTGCCTGATTGCATCCAGCGCGCGGGCCATACGTGCGCGGGCCTCTTCCATCGATTCCATTTCGCCGTCTGGCTTCATGTGCGGCAATGGCTGCGTGTTGAACTCGAACAGCGGGAACACCTGCCTCACGGCTTGGATACCCATGTCGACGCTCGGGTCGCGCTCAAGCACGCGGATCGGATGCCAGCCAAGCCCCTTCGCTTGCATGACCAGATTCGTGCCGTTCACGTCGCGGATGTTGCCGTGCCCGCCGTCGTGCGGCCAGATCGTATCGACGACCGAATAGGGCAGCGCAGTGATCCGTTTCGCGTAGTAGTCGATGCCGACGCCGGAGCCGGGCAATACGTCGATGATGCGAATCCGACCAGACGGCAGCTGCTGATAGAACCAGTTCACAAACTGATCACCATGACCCAGGTCGGACGCGATGCCAACGGGCAGATTCGGCAGCCACGGATAGTCGCCAATGCGCCCCTCGCTGTCAGCCTTCGACATGTGGTCGCCGTAGTACGCGCCCGGCATCGGTGCGTCGAAATCGCAGTAATACTCCTGCCTGATGATCGCATCGGCTTCCTTGTCGCCACGTTCGGCGGCCAGCTCGCGGCGCTCTTCGTCGATCTCGGCTTCGGTCAGCTGCAGCGTCTTGTCGATGCCGAGGATCTGGCCGAACCATTTTTGAGGGTTGGCGCGCGCATATTCGACCAGCCGCGCGAAATGATTCCGGCCGCGTGGCGTCGAGATGAATATCGCCCAGCCGCCGTTCTTGCGCAGGATCGGGCGGATGAAGGCCCAGGCGTTCGGGTCACCCATTGCGTATTCGGAGAACACGACGCCGACGGGCGGCGAGCCGATGCCTGCGTCATAATTGTCTGATCCCAGCACCTGCCACGTGGAGCCGATATTGAACTCGACCAGCATCTCGTCGTCGAGCGTCTTGGCGCGTAATTCTTTCGGAAAAGCAAGGTCAATTCGGCGCTTGCCGCGCTCTTCATCAATAGCGCGCCAGATCGCGCGCCGGGCCTGATTCGCAGCCGGTAACATGTGCCAGTACGTGCCGATGCGCTGGTGCGCAGCGATGGCCGTCCAGTTCAGCGCAATTTCGTCCTTGCCCCAGCGGCGATGGCAGCACAGCGCGATGCGTTTGACGCCATGTTCAAGCGCGGCCCATGCGGGCATCTGATCGTCGCGCGGCCTCCACCCATTCGCCGGCAGCACGATGTTGGTGACTTTCGCGTTCAGTGCGACACCACGTCGTGCATCTGTGTAACGTCAGGGTTTCGGTTCAGCAGGTGAATTTCGTAACCACGCCCGGCTGTGCCGCCTTCGTGCAGCGGGACGCCCATGATTCTGCGCGGCAGCACACCGTCGAACTCCGCAAAGGCGTAGCGAAAGAACGCGCGCATATCGTTTGCGATGTGAGGCGACACATAGACTGCGCTAACGTGCCGGCCCTGCTGCCGGTAATTCTCGACCGTCTCGTTCAGCCGCTTGGCGTAGTCGCGGCCTCGCTGGACGTCTAGGTGGGCGGATTCGGGGAGGATGAGGGTGGTGGTCATGCGGTGGTGTCCGTATTTTTCGCCAGCGCTCGCGCCGCTAATTCCTGCCTGGCACGCTCCCATTCTTTGCCCTCTTCTACGCCAAGAATCGGGAGCGGGCGGGCGACGCCATCGGCGACTTCAAACGTGCCGGCGTCGGTGAACGCAAAGAGCCGGCCGGCACAAACGCAGGCATCGATCAGGGTCACGCCATCGGGCAGCCTGACCTCGCGCATGCCTTCGCGGCGGATTGGCTGGTCGCTCATACCGGCTCGCCCTCGCCATCCTGCGCGCCCGTCGCCGGCCCATCCGCAAGCCGCTGGATCGTGACGGCGACGGCCATGTTGCCCTTGTTCTCGACTTCGATTTTGTCGCCCCACTTTTTCGGGTTCCACTTCGCCAGCAGCTTGAGGCGGGTGTCGATCCGCAGCTTCGCGCGCTGGATGTGATCCTGGTCGACGAGCGGACCCTTCTCGCCCATGCGGTAGTCGCCGCCGGAGTCGTCCGCAATCTCCAGGCAGTCTGCGGCGATCGCGTCCTCGCCACGGTCGCGCGCGCGCGCGATGGCCCGCTCAACGTCGGGGTTTGCCTTCCCCCAGTCGCGCACGGTGTCGTCGTCGGGCATGCCCTCATCGCGGCAGATGCGCGCCAGCGGTTCGCCTCGGCTCATTCGGTCGAGGATGGGCTGCAGTCGTTCGGGGGTGTATGTGGATTCGCGAGGCATGGCTTCGATCCTAGCTGTCGGGGTTGGTTGGCGCAATAGTTCGGGGCTGATTTCGCTCCGTACTTTTTCAGGCTTTGGAGTATGTGGAGGGAGATGGAGGGAAATCCTATTGTTTCTCTATATGCGCGTGTACGCATATGTGCGCACGTATACTGGGGGAATGGGATTTGGCTCCATCTCCCTCCATTTTGTTGATTTATAAGGGCTCAAATGTCGTCATAACGCACCCGAATTCCGCAATACATGTTCGCGCCCGATGTCTCTTTCTTGGTGAACCCCTTGGCGATCATCTTCGCTGACCACCTTTTCTGCGGAATTGCGAACTCGCCGGCACGGTCTGCCCATGCCTTGTAGGACAGATAGAGCGGTTTCGCCGCGTGCGCATAGTTTCCGACCTCGCAAGAATCTGTGATCCAGTTCGCAAATTGATCCTCCTGCTCTAGGTACTCATCGGTCGCCGCGATGACTGCTGCGGGCGCCTGCAGGCCGGTCTGCTGCCACTCCAAGCACCCTTCGATCGCCCACGCGA